ATCTAACCTGTCCAGGGGTAAGTTCTATCTGCTTTTTCCGCCCACTTGTTACGGCTTTGCCGTTTGCAGGTGCGACAGTCTGGGCGACTTTTCTGTCACTCTGAAACTTGTGTGGAAATTCTGTTCTCATTCGTTTATCTATTTCCTTGTAATAATCATCTGTTGAAGGATCAAATCCATCAACTGCAACTACTTGCTCATGTATGGCTTGTGCTCCCCTAGTCATAACCATGTCTTTACCAAACCAAGTGTTTTTATCAAGCCAACCTTGTAATTTCGGATCTATTTCTTGACTTTGGGTGGTCTGCCTCTCTTGCGTTTGACTTTGTCCCTCATCTGTTTTAGTTCCTTTTGCTTGTTCCGTTCTGACTTTTTGGATACGAAGTCTTTCGTTCTCAATAGAGAGTTTAGCCATGAGGTCAGTCGCTTCAGACATTTTTTCAGCATCACCAGCATCAAAAGCCTCCTTATAAAGTTTTTTTGCTTGTGCAGTTTGTGCTTCTATTCTGTTACCAAATTCAGATGTGTAACCTGTATTTAATTGTTCTAATCGTTGTTGAAGCTCTGCATTTTTCTTTTTTTGTTCTTCAGCATACTTAAAAGCGGCATCAGCTTCTTCTAATGCTTGTTTTCTTTTTGCTGTTAATTGATTAATACGTTTTTGAACATTCTCACTATATTGTTCAAGTTCTTCAGAATCTTCTGAACGAACTTCTGTTCGCTCTTCTTCTTTTGATTCTACTTTTGGAGACTCTACTTTTTTTTCTTCAGAATCTTCAATATCAATAACTACATTTTCTTCTGGTAGTTCTTGTGCTTCAATTTTTTCTTGTGTTTCACTCATCATTAACTCCACTATACATAAGAAATATCTGTTGGATCAAGTATTTTTGCTATTATATTATCATCATTTATGATTCTTAACTCAAGTCCCTCCACTTTGAACCTATTTCCAGCATATCTACCCATAAGCACCCATTCTTTTTCGGTACAATAGGCTCCATGCGGGAATTTATCTTCGTCTTTATAAGCATCTGGACCTAATTTAACAACATATGCGACAACAGTAGCAAATGATTCTCTCTCTCGTGTTGCATCTGGTATATACACACCGCCTTTAGTTTTTTCTTTTGGATAATAAGGAATAACTAAAAGTCTATAACCTGTTGGTGTTGGCAACCTCGTTAAAACGGAAGAATCGATCTTTGATGGATCATCTTCATTTTTATTTGGTTCTTCATTTTTAAAACCTTTAGTTATGGGAGATGGAGTTGGGTTGATTTGTTTTTTTGCCAATAGTCTATCTGGCACATAAAGTTTTTTATTCATCGTCTATACCTTTCATCGAGGTTCTAATTTCTTCTTCACACCAAGTCAGTCCTCGTATTTGACCAGTTATGAACCGATAATCCTCTATTGAGGCTATCGAACCATCTGCCAAAGATTGAGTTAACTCATCTCTTCTTTGACGAATGTTCTTTAATAAATTTTGTGCTACCTTCACACCATCCATTGTTATTCTTCCTCCATTATAGTTTGATCTTTAGGCAATACTGTTTGTTCTTCAACAGTATTTTTACACATAGGGCATTTATATACATTTTTTAATTCTGTTTGTAATAAAGCAATTTTGCATTTAAAACATAATTTAACTTCCATTTTATCACTCGTATGTATTCTTAAATGTCTGAATAAGTCTTGCACTTACTTTTTCATGTTTTCTCTCGCTACACCTTTTGACTTTTCGAATGAACGCATACCCCCAAGTCCTAATAATGAAAGGGTTAAGGTCATAAGTTCACCCGTGGCTAAACTCGGCAAAGTTATCTCTGGCATCCATATCGCAGTTGCCCATTCAGCAATAGGCATAATAAAGAATTGAGTAAGTAAACCAAGAGCGCAAATCCACATTATGGCAGGGCGTGCTCCTGCCACAAATAAACTAGGATGTTTCGCTTGTTCTGTGTTGGCTTGTATTTGACCTTTTGCCAGTTCTTGAGCATGACGAGAGGCAAGAGTGGCTAAGTCATGTGCCAATTTATTCTTTTGATCTTTGTCCTCTATAAATTTGCCAACCAAACTTGTAACAGGACCAATAAGTGCTTGTAACATTGCTACCTCCTAATATACTTTTGTAACCTTTGGATCTACATAAGGCACGAGTTTACACATACATTCATAACTTTCAACCTTTTCTGGTATTCTTACATTTTGTTTATTAAGTTTTTCAGCATAGAAAATACAATCATTGATATTTTTAAAATGCACACTTGAGTTTAAGGCGTTGTTTAAATAACACATCAACATAAAAGTTGTCATGTTTTCCTTGCTTTTTTAAGTTGCTCTTTTGCTTTTTTTGCAATACTCACAACTTCATTTTTTTTCATTACTTTTGCCCTCTGCTCCATGACAGTAAGGATTTGAATTTTGCGTGCATAAGGCTTATTAATGTTCTTAACTTTTCTAACAGTTGCCCTAGCATCAGAAGGAGTCGCAAACTTAATCTTAACAGTATCTTTCGGATTTTCGTCAGTATAGAGTCTCCTGCCTGAACCTTTAGGTTTTTTTCCTGTTCCAACTTTTGGATCTTTTTTAGCCATTTTATCATTTCTTTTCTGTTTTTCTATTTGCAAGTTGATTGCCAACTATAAAGCTACCAATAATACCCATATTACTTAAAACCCAAGTATTTGCAATACTTGAAAGATGATCTACTCTATCAAGTGGTATAACTGGTAACATTAAAACTACAATAAATATTGTTACAGATAATGCAGAAAACCAAACCATATAGCGTTGTTGGTCTTCTTTTTTATCTCTGTTTTCTAATAAAATCATTCGTTCTTTCATTAAAAACTCTTGATCTGTAATTATATCATCACCATTAAGATCTAGTTTTTCTGCTATTTTTGAACCTTTTTCAAATTTCTTTGTCATCTTAATAACTCATTCATGCCAAAAACCTCCATGATTATGAAAGTAAAAAATAATAATAAAATACCACCAGCTATAAGTTTACCAGAAAAATTTGTAGATCCAATCTTAACTGCAACAAACTCATTGCCTAATATTCGTAGTATTAATTCAAAACTATTTTGACCAATCTTAAGGTCAATAGGTTTCTTTTCGTCTTTTTTATCCATGTCTACTCTGCCTATACAAATATGCCAAAAATATTAAAAACCCACCTACTGTTAAAAACAAAACTACCCAACCAATTCCTTCTAATATCTTTCTTCGAAACTCTTGACGCTCATACACCTCTTTCTGCCTACGCTTCCTTATATCGCCCTCCATTTTTAAAACTTCGTTCCAAGCGTTTGGTCCATATGTCATGTTAAGAAAAGTTTTCATCTCATAGCGTTGTTTTTCCATTTTCTTTTTTGCAACTACTGCCTCTATTGCACTAGCCTCTAAAGAACCACCCTTAAATACTCTTTGAAAGTAAGATGGATTGTCTGCTTGTTTTTTTGCTTGGTCAATATCACTCGCTGCACCCATCCAACGACTTAAATCTGAACCCATAGATTCTACATCTCTGCCAATAGCAAAACCTTTTTTGATTGCATCAAATGCTTTTGATGCTGCGGTTAATGCTATTCCAATAGTGGCTGGATCCATTAAAATATTCCTTTGAACTTTTGAGGTCTAGCGATCTCTGAAAATTTTTTTATTACACCACCGCTACGTTTTTTTTGTGGCTTTTTTACTTTTCTTTTTTGGCTTTGAAGTTTTGACTTTGACTTCCCCGCTTTCGACAACGCTATCGCTATTGCTTGTTTCTGTGGGTACTTCTCTGACATCAACTTCCTTATATTCTGGCTGATTGTCTTTTGGCTCTTGCCTTTGTCTAATGGCATCTAAAGCTCCTTCTCTCGCAAGTGTTCGCTGTCTTTTTTTTTCTTTTTCAACTGACCATATTTTTTCTCTAATAGAACTAACCATAATTTATCCTTTCACGGCTTTAAGCGCTGCAATATCACGTTGTGTTTGATCACGTTGATTTGCAATCTCTTCTTGTTGATCTAATCTTTGTTGATCTAATAATACATCATTTCTTTCTTTTTCTCTATCAAGGGTTTGTTTCTTATCAAACTGATCCTTTTTCTGTGCTATCTCTTGTCCCCTCAATGCTAATTCCTGTTTTCTTATAGTTACTAACGGATCTTCTTGAGGTGGAGGTGTCAAGGCTTGTGCATATTGTTCTTGTATTTCTGCCGCTAATTCTGCACTTCTTGCTGCTACTTGATCTTGCATTTGTTTCATAGCATTAGGATCTTGTTGCATCATTGCTTGTTGCTCTGGAGGAATTGTTGCCATTACTTCTTGTTGTGCTTGTACCTCTGACATTAATGCAATGTGTTCAGATATATGACCTTGTAATGTCATAAGTATTGCGGCATTGGCTTGTGCCACTGGTGTGCTTATCATAGCCAAATGAGCCGTAATGTGAGCTTGATGATTTTGCTCTGGAAAAGCATTTAAAGCACCCCCTTTTAATGCTTCTTGATTCTCTTTTGCTGGATTCATGGGCATCGGCTGTGGGGGAGGTTGTAACACAGCTTCTATGTTAGTTACACCTAATGCTTCATACATCTTTCTATAGGCTTGGTACATTCCATTTGGCCCATGAATTTCTGGATTACTTTGTGCTAATTGTAGTTGTGTCTGTGCCAAAGCAATACGTTGTGACATTGAAAAAATATTAGGGTCTGAAACAGGCAGTATATCGATTCTATCATCAAAATCTGTCTGCTTTATTTCTGGTGGTGCTCCTGGTACTTGATAAGGGTACATTGGAACATCCATGGCAAAAATACGAGCCAATAATTTAAATTCAATTTTTTGGGAGTAATGAAGTCTTTTATGAATTGCGGACATGACCTTTGTTCCACGCTCCATTATTGCCATGGTTGTTCCAACTGGTGCATTGCCTTGCATCTCGCCAACTTTCATATCAGCCATTGATGCAAAACGTCTACCAGAGTCGATTAATGTTCCAAGTAATGAATACAAGGTTTGAGATGGCTCCTTAAATGGTAATGGCATGATTGCTTGACGTAAATCCATACCCACCATATCTACATCTCTGAACTCGCCAGGATTTAGCGGAGTTTCATCATCTCTAATCCTTGCACCTCTTGCTTTAAATCCTGCAGGTAAATTAGATAATGTACCCGCGTCAATTAATTGTCTTAATATTGAAGTTGAAGCTCTTGATAAGCCACCTATCATGTGTGTAAGACCAAAGCCATAAAACCCAAGACCAGGCAAGAACTTATAATGAACAAAATAAGGGATCTTCCTACGGAACGGATCACCTTCATTGAAATTACGTTTGATCGATAATATTTCACCAGATTTCTCCACTATGGTTACGACATAGGGCATTTTTAAACCTGTAGGTTCTCCGTCTTGACCAACATCTTCGAACCCAATCAAATCTAAATCTGTGTGAATCTCATATAAAGTAATTTCTTCATTGTAGCTTGTGCCTTTATCTACGCCCTGAATGTCATCTATTGTTTCTTTGACCTCATCATAATTCGTACCTCCACTATCAGATGAGGGTAAATCTATATCTCTATAAAACCCTGTCAGTTGCAATTTTCTAATCTCATTTTTATCCATACGGACAACATGAGTTATACGAGTTGATGTTTTTAAGTCTGTTGCATTGTAAGGCACAATTAAATCTTCTGCATGAACAAACTTTGAAACAGCCCTCTGCATTGAAGGGTCAAAATAAATCTTTTTAAATGCTGAACCTACTATCGGAAGATAGAATAACATTTGATCTAACTCTGGATCATACTCTTCCATTTCGTAAGTTATTTGATAATTCATATAATTTTTAACACGCTCTGCTTGTGCTAATAACTCTGGGTTTTCTGCACCAACAATATGTGTTCTAACAGGTCCACTAGCAGGTAACATCTCTCTATATGCTTGTGCCTGAAACTGTGTAACACTTTCTGCTAGTAATGGATGCACTACACCAGATGCACCTTCAAAAGGCTCTGCCCTATCTTCATAGTTCATGCCTAATAATTCAAGCCCACCTTTGTATTGATCTTCCCAATCTCTTCTTGAGGAAATGTCTTCATCTATATTGCTAACCAAATCACTTGATATAACACCAAGATCTCCATCCTCTAAATATTCTGCTAAATTAGCGTTAAATGGTACGGCTACAGGCGCTTCCGTTTGCTCTTGCATTTCACCTATAATCGCAGATCCATCTTCTAACTCTGTTACGCCTGGAGTAATCTCTGTTTCAGTAACAGAAACTTCTATCCCTTGAGGTTGTTCTGGATTTTCTACACCATTTACTTTTTCTATTGCCATGTCTATCTAATTTTAAATTTACCACCTGCTCTAGCAGCGCCCATCCCTCTACAGACACCACCACCTTTACCCATCTTAACAGGTCCGCCTTTTTCAAACTTCTTTGCTAAAGTTGGATTCATTTGCTCTTGAACATCCTCTGGTAGTTTAGAAAAACCTTTGAATTTAGCAGGAACTTTTCCACCATCTTCCATTCTTCTTGCACCTATATTTCTCATTGCCATCTCTCTACCTATCTTTCTCATTGCCATCTCTCTATCTGCGTCAGACATCATTCTGCCTTCCTCGCCTATCATATCTCTAACATTAGGATTAGCCATTCTACTAACAACCATAGTTTTGCCGCCGACATTTCTTAATGTATCGCCTTTTTTGACTGTACCTTTAAATGGCTCCATTGTTTCAATAAACTCGTCAACGGCATCATCAAGTCTTCTCATGGCTTTCATTCCAAGATCTCGTCTGGGTGCCATGCCACCCTTTTGCATTTTTAGAGGCACTTTACCACCTTTTGCTTTTTTAAGCACTCCAGCATTTATGCCAAATTTTATAATTTCATCACGAGAAGCATCTGGCATAATTTTTCTTATTTGTGAAATCTTCCTTCTGCCACTAGGTGTGTTTATATCAATTGTTTTAGTACCTAATCCTTTACCGCCGCCGCGAAGTGCCTCACCACCACCTTGCATCTCTTTAGCTTTAACTTTTTCAATAGCCTCTGCTAAACCACCATCTTTTTTATTTTTAATATTTTTATTTTCAATAAATTTAATGCCACCCTCTGGCTGAACTCTTATAGTCCCATCTGGTAATCTTACTTTTCCAGTATATTTTATTTTTCCATCTTCAACTTTAATAATTGATCTCTCTGACACATTACTCTCCTGTCTCTGGGTTAACCATTCTTGATTTAGTCATATCTACAACTCCACCTTCACTAGCCATCATAATGGTTTGCTTTTGAATACTAAACGGACTTTTTGAGTCTGGAGTAATATCCAATTTCTGTGGCTTTGCTCTTACTCTACTTGTTTTTGCCATTTTTTTCAAATTTTTTGTGATAGCAGCATCTTTCTTTTTTTGCTTATCAACTGTTTTAATGCCAGTTTTGCCACTGCCAACTGTTTGAATAACTTTAGCCACACCCTTTAATGGATCAACTGAACCACCAGTTTTTAGAAGTTTTAATTGTTTTATTTTACCTGGATTAATTTGTTTAACTGGAGGTGATTTAGGATATAATCTATTGTTAGAATCTTTACCTCTTCGGTACAAATCTTCATAAACATCTTGTTGATCTTTTTGACCACTTGCAAGTCCTACATATTTGCTAAAGTCTCTTGTTCTGGACATTGTTAGTAATACTCCATCTTTCTTCTATAGTTAGGTTCAAACTCTTCATCGTCTGGTGTGGTAATAAAACCACCTTGTCTGAATCGTAGTATAGCCTGTGTCATCGAATCTGCCAAGTCATCATAATCACCATGTGGAAAACTCGCACATTCTTCTACAACTTCCTCTGCAAAATTAGCATCTGGTCTATAAACCATACCACTTTCAAACACAGGTGCACAAGCATTCATACGAGCAAACTTGTCCGCACCCTTGCTAGGTGTAAATGGTGTAACAGGTACACCCATACGTCTTAACTCTTGTGTAAGAGGAGTGCCACTTGCCTTTTGCTCTATAAGAATCATGTCAGGATCATATGCTTCGCACAATTCTTGTGCCTTGAGTTTAAGTTCTGGGAAATCCCATCTACCTTTTTCGGCATCAAGCAAGATGATGGCATCGCCTTCTCCCTCAATAGGGGTGAAAATACCCCAAGTAGTAATAGCACTATAATCAGAACGCTCATTTTTCGTAAAAGCGGTGTCATAGGATTGTATGACATACGAACATGAAGGTGGCTCAGCACGACTCCAAACATTCCACCACTCTCTTTTTATAATTGCACCCTCTTCTGCTGTAGGGTTTTGCATATATTGTGCGTTCCATTTGGCAACGGGTATAGATGCTTTTACACCAAGTAATTCCTCTTCTGACCAATACTCTGGCCATAAAACATTGTTTGTATCTGGAAATATCGCTGGAAACTCCACTACTTCCCATTTGTCTGCACCCCCTTGTGCTTGTTTCTGTAATACTCTAGCAGTTAAATCTTTGATACCCCACCTAGTCATAACAATAATAATTGAACCACCTGGCTGCAATCTTTGTCTAGGTCCAGATGTGTACCATTCGTATATGCTCTCTAACGCTGTGGGACTCAAAGCATCTTGTTCAGAAACAGGATCGTCAATGATAAGCAAATCAGCACCTCTTCCCGCCAAAGCACCACCAACACCAACAGCATAATACTCACCGCCTTTGTTCGTAGACCACCTGCCAGATGCCTTGGCATCGGCAGCTAACCTAACATCTGGAAATATATCACGGAAGTCATCACTATCAATTAAGTTTTTTACCTTACGACCAAAACCAACTGCAAGTTCTGCTGTGTGTGTTGCTTGTATTATCTTTAAATCTGGTCGTCTGCCCATAAGCCACGAGGGAAACAAATAACTTGCAAATTCTGATTTTGTGTGTCTTGGCGGCATATTTATAATCAAACGCTTAATCTTACCATCAGCTACTTGTTGTAATTTATCTGCATATATCTTGTGATGCCTGCCCTCAATAAATGAAGGCCAAATGCGTTTTACAAAATCCATGTATAGATCTTGAGATGTTTTTTGCTTTTCTAAATGATTGAGCCTATCCAACATGGGAGCTATCTTGGCTAACTCCTCATCACTCAAATACTCTGTAAAATCTAAATTCATTACCCTGTGGCTAGAAAATCATCTACCGCTCTGATTAAACCACCATTCGCAGCAGACACTATCGGTCTTGCTGGAACTCCAGTTAATAATTTAATTAATTCATTTAATTGTCCAGTATCAAATGTGATAGGTCTTATCGCTGAAGAAGCTGGTGCAAAAGGACTGGCAACAACTGTTGGAGTTTCCTCAACTGTCTGTGTAACCGCAGGTTGTCCAGAGCCAAAAACATTTGGTACAGAAGGTCCAGTTGCCGCTTTAGGTGCCTCTTCTGTTCTCACTCTTCTAATAAGAGGAGTAGAGGCTTGATCATCATCGCCCTGATAAAGATCTATGTCGTCAGGGTCAAATCCTATGGCGA